ATGTAGTTGATTTTGCCACGGTTGATGCAGAACCAGTCTGTTTCAAACTCTAATGTCGGCTTTTCCTCGATTGCTGTGGTGGAAGTAGGTGCTGGATGTTGATTTCTTAATGCAAAATAAGCATTGACAAGGCTCCTCTGAACTTTCCATGATAAATCATCCTTAAATGGTTTTACAAGCATAAGGTATCCGCTTTCGGTGAATACAGTAATACCTCTGTTTGGAATATCAATATTTCTAATGTCCACCCGGTGGACATTAGAATTTTCTTTTTCCAAAACAATATAATCAACGCCATTTATAAAGCGCTTTTTGTTTCTATTAAACGCTTTTCTAGCCGTTCCACTTGGTCTTTTATGAACAAGGTCGATATCGTCAAAAGTAACAACCATCTGACCATTGTATTCTCTGACATCTAACTCTGTTCCTTCAACGTTTACAATATTTTCCATATTATTTTTCCTTTCTTTTTATCTATCACAAAGTATATTTGTATATGCCAATATGCATTTGAGGAAATGAATGCTGGTATTTTCAAGGTTACAGATAATTTTTTTGATAAGTTCTTCTCTCATTTTCAGCTCCTCCATTTAATCAAAAATAATTTGCCAAAAGGAAGATGCAGTGCTATAATTTACATAATCCTTTTGGGGTAAAGGAGCAGCCGGTTACTTTGCGGGTATGGCTGCTCCTTCTTTTTTAGTTTCCGATTTCTTCATCAACTTTTTCGTTAAACCATTTCGTTTTAGTCAATCCTTTTTGGGAAAGTTTTTCCTCTAACTTCTCAAACTTTTCCTTTTCGATTTCAACACTAAAATTTTTTGTTTTCTTTCTTCGCTCTTTGAAGTAATCGGCTCTGCTTTTAGGTGCTATGGGTATCACCTCCTTGTTTCGAGATACATTATATAATGTTTCGAGATACAAGTCAAGCATTTTTTCAAAAAATAAAAATGCACTAGATTGAATCTAGGGCGTCTATCATCCGACCAGTTTATTCACCGACTTATTTTCCAAAAATTCCTTAATTTCTCCGTATCCCCAACCGTATCCAACCAGTGAACTTACAAGCATTTCTGCATTCTGAACTAACAGTAGTTCTTCCTCGGTCAGATAATCCCGGATGTTTTCTTTGTTGCCAATATTAAGGTCAAACCGTAATTGCTTTGCGGTTTTTCCGAATACTGATTTATAAATCAAATCGGTGTAGGTAGAGTATGCATGACCGTGCATCCGTTCATTTTCGGAAGTCCTCTGCAAACTATCCGTAAGTACCCTGCGGACACCAATTCCTTTTTCACGTTCCCGTATTTTGCCAATAAGAGCTTTTTCCATTGCGTTGAATTGCTTAATATAGGCTTCCTTGAACTGCATTGCTTTTTCACCAGTGTATCCCATAGCAAGAAGAGTAAAGCCGTCTCTTGTCATAACAAACATAGGTTTTTTCCTGTTAATACTATCTGTATAAGAGATAGGCACGAAATTGTGCTCTCTAAATTCTTCACTACAATCAAGTTCTCTTATGTCCTGCATGACACGTTTATGCTCTTTTCCAAACGTTTCCGCAACATCAAGGCTTGTTACAACGGTTACTTCTTCTTTGTTTACTGTTTTGATTTCAACTAACATTTTCTACCTCCAACAAATACATTGTCATGGGGCAGAAGAGCATAAAAATAAGCCCACTACCCCTGTTACTGTTGGAGTAGCGAACTTCCAATCTTTTTTTGGTCTGTCTTTATTCCGGGTCTTGGTTACAATCTAGGCTGTATAATCAGCTTTCACTCTCCGGACGTAGTGCAAGACTTCCTAACTGACACATATTATATCATGCAGAACGTAGGTTCGCAACATAAAAATAAGAGCACCCTTTCGGATGCCCTTAAAATTCTATATTCTATTGTAATTTGAGTACTTCTTTGTTTCCAGTCCAAATGCTTGTTTCATATTCCAGTTCAATGCTCTGCGCATCTTGCGGAACTACAAATGCAATCTTGTAAGATGTTTTTCTTCCGCTTGAAAGATTCGCATTCAACGAAGAACTATCAACAACACTGTAATTCTGCTCACAATCTGTATCGTCTGCGTAGCACTGGAAATCGTAGATGCTTACATACTTATCATCTTTACTGTTGTTCTGATAGGAAACATCAATCATAATGTATTTTGTTCCATCAGCAGGAGCGTTCCAACCGTATTCATCCTCATAATCAGTGTAGTCAAGGTCAAAATCATTAATAGTGACTTGCAAGCCGTCCGCATCGAATGTGTAACCGGGAGAAATAACAGTACCACTGGGTGTTTCTACCTCTTCAACCTTTGATTCCGGTGTACTTTCTGATACTGCGGTAGAACTTTCTTGTATTGCAGAAACAGATGCCTGTGTGCCGGTAGATTCCTTGTTACTATCGGATACACTATTTACAAACAATGCCATAATGGCAAAAATAATAATTCCGATAATAGAGCAAGTCAGTCCTGCGATAGCAGTGCCGTGTTTCTTGTCTTTCTGACATAGTGCAATGATAGCAAGAACAGCACCTATAATTCCCGGCACAATTCCGAAAGCTATACAAGCTGTCAAAATACTGATGATTCCTAAAATCATCGAAGCAATTCCTAAACCACTTTGTTTCATAGAGTAATTACCCCTTTCATTTTGAATTTTATAAAATTTTAACACATTTGTGGTATTCTGTCGATAAATAGATGTGAAGTATTGAAAAAATTTTAATGTGTTTATTTTGATACCCCCGTAGGTCTGCATTTTCAACCGAAAATCTCATTTTCAGAGGTTTTTGAAAGAAAAATTTTTCTACAATTTTCGTGCTAAAAATTTTAAATCCCCCCTGGGTAGCACTTTTCAAGCTGAAAAATCCGTTTTCAGAGTTTTTTCGCAGATTTTTTCAGACCGTTTCAGGGCATGGAACATTTTTCGTTTCTGCAGTGCAATCCCTGGACCTGTCACCCGTTCACCGTGTCGCAGCTTTCGCAAGGTCTCCGACTGCCGAAAGCATAGAATCATACGCAGACCGCAACAGCTCCGCAGATTTCGGAGACAGACCACCGGCGGCAGTCTCAACCCGTATAACTATTTCCAACCGTTCCCCGGCATCCGATACGCTTTCCATGATGTCATATACATGACCAATTCCCACTTTTCGCATTTTGTATAATCCCCTTTGTAATATTTGATTGTACACCAATACAGCGCAAGCCGTCAATATATCCGGGTGCAGGATCTGACCGGATCCGGTGGAAGAGTAACACAAATAGACCGCCAGGCGGCATCAGATCCCACTGAACACGACAAAAAGACGGTTGTAAGCCGTCTTTTATCTGTTTTCAAGTTCAAAAATTGCCCACCGCAGGGCGGCGGCTGTCTCTGTGTCGTGTTCTCGTTCCGCACACTCTAACAGCTTGTAAAGTCTTTCAAGGTTCTTTTCTTTCATCCTGGCAACCTCCTATTTTTAATTTTTGGGTAAATTTCACCCATAAAACCGCCGCCGGTAGTGATCCGGCGGGCATCCTCTGCGGCGGCTATTGTTCGATGATTTCAAAGCATTTTTGTATTTCTTCCAGGCTATGACAGCATTCCCCGCCGGGATAGCGATATATAGCCATATAATCTCCACCGCCTAAAGGTTGCATATCTTTCAAATACGCTCTAAAACCTCCGTTCCCTTTTATGATATTTGGGTATCCATCTTTTCGCATTTTTTCAATTCTTGTCATGTTCCTATTCCTCCATATTTTCAATTTTTCCCGTTTCCGGGTAAAACCATTGCCGGGCATCGCTCCCGGCTGGCATCCTCTGCAATGGCTGTCAAGGTTCAAAATCTATAATTCCTAAATAAAATTGATCTTTAAAGTTATTAAAAAAATGATCTTTTAAATCTGATAATGTTTTTTCTCCATTTTTTAACGATTCAAAATCACTCAACACCATTTCATCAGTATAATTTGCATATTTATTATAACTAATTGATATCCTAAATTTTTCCCCGGATTTTACCCATCCACAACAACCGGAATTTTTAGCAACTGGATATGCACCTATCTCATAGCCATATAAATCCATATAATCTTTTGTGTTTTTATCGTGCCAATCCTCTAGTTGTATCTTTGTACCGTCAGGCATTTTCGATTTTTCTATAATTTTCATTTTCTCGCTCCTCCATATTTTTAATTTTTGTGCAAATTCCACCCATAAAACCGCCGCCGGTAGTGATCCGGCGAGCATTCTCTGCGGCGGCTATTGTTCGCAGTTTATATCTGCAAGTTCTTTGCGTATTTTCTTGATCTCTGCAAGGTATACCGGGTTATCTTTGCAGGCTTCGAGGTTGTCCAGTCGTCTTATTAGTTCTTCTTTTCTGCGTTCGTTTTCGCTCATGGCGTAATACCTCCATATTTTCAATTTTTCCCGTTTCCGGGTAAAAGCAAGCCGGGGCACGATCCCCGGTGTAAGCCTGTCTTACTTGCTAAATTTAACAATATGATAAATTATATCAAAAGAATGGCTTAATGCTCTTGCCTGTGTGTCTAACCATTCCTCGGATCTGTTTGGTTTGTTCTCGCCGCCGCAAACCTTTTTTAACTCAGACGGGCAACAGAGACGTTCTGCAATGTCACAGTCATATATCAGAGAGCAGCCGCCCCAACTGTACTGTTTCCAGTCAGCGGCGCCATTCAGTAAAAGGCTTTTTAACTCTGTTTTGTCCTGCGGGATCTCTTCAACTTCCAGAGCTTCTACAAGCTCATAAGCATAGATCTTTACACCTTTATTCCATGCGCTTCTTGCCTTGCTGTTGTTGATTGCTTCTAATAATTCATTCTTTCTCATATTGCTTTTACCTTTTCACCCGTGTTATAATTTGGGTGCCTTTCTTTTTTGATTGGTGCCGCCTGACTATCTGCCAGGATGCCCGGGCGGCTTTTTTATTTGTTGAGATAACTATATCATATGTCAATACATTTTATATAAAAGTTTATATAAAAATTATATAATATGATATATATACAATTATATTGCATTTATATATAAAGTGTTATATAATATGATAAAACAATTTATATAAGGAGGTTTTACAGATGGCAAGAACAGCAGATTACACACGCAAAGCAATTAACAATTACCGTAGTAAATTTGATCTTGTCCAAATCAGATTACCAAAAGGCACAAAGGACAGAGCGGCAGAATCAGACATAAATATAAATGATATAGCTGTATCGGCTGTATTGGCTTATTTAGACGCTTTGGATAACAAGTCGGAGAATTTGCCGCAAGAGCCGGAAAAGACCGCAGAAAAGGCAAATGCGGAGCGTACAGAAGTAGAAGAAAAGGTTGCATTGATGCAAGCAAACGAAAGATTACACCAACTCCAGGAGCAGAGGAGAGCAGAGCGGAAGTTATCGGAGCAACCACAGATTGTAGATGCTGAAGAATTTTTGAAAAATATCAATAAATAATTGCAATAGCCTATTGACATGATATATAGCATGATATATAATCAAGATACAAACAAACGAAAGGAGCGAACGAAATGACAGGAACACCGGAGCAGATCACAGCAAAGAAAGCCGCCCGGATTCGCTCAAACGTCCGGCAGTTTTTCCGGTATTATCGGGATCAACTGGAAACAACGGAATCGGAACGGCTGAAAGAATTTAACCGGGCAGAACTCCAAGCACTGGAGACGGTGCAAGCGGAAACGCTCCAAGCACTGGACAGCATGACGGATCCGGAGTTATTGTCCAGCAAATCCGCATACGGTGACAGGGCGTTAATTGACCGGATCACAGCGAGAGCGGAACGGATCAGAAGAACAGAAAGAGCAACAGCATAAACAGGAATTAAGCAGGTGTAACAGCCTGCTTTTCTTGATCTATTTTCACTGTGATATTTTAACGTGCTAAATTTTGTAGACAAATTGTAGACATTTTGTAGACGCAGATTAAATAAAAGGAGATTAGATAAAATAAAGGTTAGATAAAATAAAAGTAAATAAGAGCAGAAAGACAATGATATACTAAGTATATATAAATTCTAGAGCCGACCGGCTGCCACCATGTACCCATCTGCAAAAATTACCTGTCTGTCTGTTAAATAATCCCATTTGTCAAATTTAACCGGATGATATTTTTTAATCGCATGATTTTTATATGCTCAGGATCACCGGAAGACATACCACAGTAACAAATTGTCAAATGCGTAAAAGGTTGTTGTGGATTTATAAATAGCACTTATGGTATGATAAAAGCAGTTAGGGAGCCGACGTTAACACGGTGCGAGTGACAGCGGAGCAAATCCAACCCCCTCTGGATACGCAGCCGCCCAGATTGTAACCAAGACCACCGGAGCCTGCAGACCGGAAACGACAAGAAGTCACTAGCTTGTCACTTTTGTAAATTTATGTTTTTTACCTAATCTGTGGAGGAGATAAAAAAACATGGGTCTATTAAGTGAGGATTAGTGATTTTTTTTATTGCAGATTTTTAGGAGGTGCAGGAATGGAAAAAGTTGAAAATACAGAAACATCCAAGGTATATGAGAATGACATGGATCTATATCTTTCCCAGTTCTGCAAAGATCAGAAAATAGAGGATATAAGACAAGAGTCTCAAAGCGTTTGGAATGCTGCTCTTATGTATATCAAACGTCATGCATTTAATGAGCCTGACTGTCTTAAGTCTAAAAACCTTGTAAATACTACTGGATCATTTACAGGTGGAGTAAGTAATTATAACGCTTATAATTATGATTTAGTTAATCGTATATGTGATTATTATATATATATGTGTATGATGTATGATAAAGAGGTATCAGCTATAGGATTTAGTTTATTAACGGGTATTGATAGATATACAGTAGCTACATGGAGAGATGAGGGGACTAAATTAAGTCCATCGTGTTCTGACATCGGCAAAAAGATATCGGATTTTCGCGAAGAGTCTTTAAGCGCAAAACTTGCCACGGCAAAGCGAAACCCTGTTGGAATCCTGGCAATTCTGAATAGGCATTACGGGTGGAACCTTCCCGGCGTATCAAGAGAGCAGCAGAACCACAAGCAAGCATTAACTGCTTCGGATCTGCCACAGTTAGGCGGTGCAAATGGACAAAATACATCAATGTTGACCGACTCCGGAGCGTATGACGATAATACATCAGATGCAAATTAGTAGCAACAACTACGGAAACGTGCGTAAATACGTGATAGTTAAAGATGTGTCAATAAAGATTGCGCGAAGCACGAATTTTGCGCATAGTTGAAATATGTTGGTGATGATGGGGGAGGGGGTTTATAGAAATTCGGAAACCCGCCCTACTAAGTACAGTAAACTACCCAAAAAATAAAAAGGCTTCGACAGGAGGTGATACTAACATGGAGTTATCTTACACACAAAACAAATTGCAATTTAACAGACCGTCATTTAAGGACGAACTTAAAGATAAGCTTGGAACAGTTTGCTGTAACTGTGGAAGTAATTTGGATGTAGAGTATCACCATGTAGTTCCTTTGGCATTGGGAGGAACAAACAATATAGGGAACATTGTACCTCTTTGCCATGTTTGCCATCAAATTGCACATGGATCATTAAACATAAGGGTCATAAAAAGAGCGGAGAAAACAGGAAGACCTAAAATGTTGCCGGTATCAAACTATTTAGAAATTTTAGAGGAGTACAAAACTGGAAAGATAGGCAAGAAAGAATGTGAGCAAAAACTAAACATTTCCGGTGGAAACAAGCTATCTGACAAGTGGTACTACAAAGAATACCTGAGAGACAATCACATCAAGGTTATAAAGAACCGAGTAGATATGCTTAGTATTCCAAAGTGCCAGAAAGTGGATCATTCTGCAGAACCGATTGCAAGAGTTATTTATGATGACGGACGGGAAGAAAAGTTTTACAGAGAATGTGGATGATTTTTAAAAAATTCTCAAAAATAAAAAAGCCTTTTAGGAGGTACAGCACATGATTTTCATTTACATAGTTTTAGCATGGATACTGTTTCAATTACATGCTCCTGCATGGGTGTATATCCTGTTCATCATCGGAGTATTTTTAAGAGCGGTAGTCACTGGTAGAGATTAAGTGTATGCAGATATTTGGGAAAGAGATAAAAGACGAATGTTCAAAATGCGGTGAAGTCCTGCAATGTGAGTTGTTTCTGCAAGGTCACGGAATCAAGAGAGACCGTGAGAACGTTACAGAAATGGTTAGCTGTCAGATGAAGCACCAAAAGAGCAGACTTGATAAAGAGCCTAAAGAAGATTTGCCAGTTAAGGAGAAATGTGAATTGCCACCGGAGATTAAAGAGATCTACACAGAGGTTTGGAAAATACATAAAGAGTGTGCTAATCCGAAAACGGATGATGACTGGTCGTATCTTATCCGGCAGGGCAATTTGCTGATTAAAATACATAACAATAGCCAGTTTGCTAAAGCACTGGTAATGGCAATGATCGATGAAATTGAAGGAAGGACGAAGAAAAAATGCTTGGATTCATGATTTTAAAAATAATGACAACGTTGGTATTGACAGTTTTAGCAATATCTGCTTTATGGTATGCTCCAAAACAGAAAACAGCATCAGACGGAGTTATTTTATTTGAGTTAGCAATGTTCCTTGCATTTGGAATAACTTTCGCGTGGGTATAGCCTATGTGGTTACCGGAGATTATGCGAATTATCCCATATCACAATTTTGAATGGGTTAAATTCATAAAGCCATTGTTATTGCCGAATATCCGGTGTTGTGTTGGCATTGGATATGTGGCAGAGAAATCAAGGCATCAAGAGTGTATGTAGCCTGTGTGTGGGAAACGAAAAATGGAATAATGCGTTTGACAACACAAAGTTTTTCAAAGTACCGTACACAGGCGTGACAATTTTTTTTAGATAAAGATAGGGTGTTTCACAAAAATAATCCGGGAGCAGATGGTCTCTCTCCCGGAGTTTAGGGCTATCGCCAAGCGGTAAGGCACAGCACTTTGACTGCTGCATTCCCAGGTCCGAATCCTGGTAGTCCTGTTTCGCAGATGTTTTCTTCTTTCGGTCTTTGCCATCTGCGAATTGTCTTCCATACTTTTCCATTGGAGACACTCCTTTCCCCTCATAGCGGAATGCTGTTAAGAGCCGTCGCAAGGCTCGTGAGGGTTTTCCACGTAACCGCTTGAAGCATTGCAACCATATAGCGGTGAAAAACTTTATCTGCGTCGATAAGACGATACCGTGATTGCAATAATCGGTAGGTAGCAGATAGGTGTGCCAGAAGTTTAGTCGTGGTTATACGGCACAGGTTTTGGGGAAATGCGCATAGTGGCGATTGCAGCGGTCTGTAAAACCGTGACATTAGAAACATCGAAGGTTCGACTCCTTCTTTCCCCACGATGTCGGATCGCAACCGGCTAGCAGGTAACTGGCGGATGCCCTGCGAAAATAAAAATAGCTATAAGTGTTGCGCTGTGTCAGCGCCTTAAATGTAGGCATACAGCTTATGGAAACGCACATGATCGGTTAGTCAAGTGGTAAGACACCACCCTTTCACGGTGGTAACGCGAGTTCGAATCTCGTACCGATCACTGGGATGTAGCGCAAATGGAAAGAGCAGTGTCCTTCTACGGCATAGGCTGTGGGTTCAAGTCCCATCATCCCAACTTTTTCATTCAATCCTAAAAGACGCTATTGGGCAGGTGCGTGGTTGATAGTCGTAACGGATGGATTGTTTCAAGAAATCGCACCATCAAGATGCAGTGTTCCCATAATGGTATTGGAACGGCTTGCTAAGCCGCCGGGCGTTTATTCGCCTTGTAGGTTCGAATCCTACACACTGCGTTTATACGAGTGGGAACGCATATCATTGTTCGCAGGGGGATATGCATAATTGTGAGTTGAGATACCTGTTCTAGCAATTAACCATGCTATATTTGCCGTATGTCCGGGTGGTGAGGGAGCGGTCTTGAAAACCGTTGGCTGTAAAAGGCTTGCAGGTTCGAATCCTGTGTACGGCGTTTATCTTTATCTCCACTTAGCCGGGTACTACTGCAATAGTTCCGGTCGATGGGAGATGTATGGATAGTAGTTGCTCATTATCGGTCAACGAAAAACACTTCTGCGAGTAGAATTTGCAGATTCAAAAGTAGTCGTACCTTGTTTGGGTCGGGTGGGTTCAACTCCCACGGCAACTATTCCCTGACTAAAACGTAAGCCACATATGTTTAGCGAAAACCAAGCCTATGAAGTAGAGAAAAAAACAAGACTGTGAGATTGTGGATAGTCAGTGACAAGTAGGCGGTGCACATTTGGTTATGGCAAGCGCAAGCCATAAAAGGTTTTTACGGTGCGATTCCCATGTATAGCTCCAGTGGCAGAGCGGCATCCGCATAGGATGTGTGTCGGCGGTTCGATTCCGTCTGCATGGGTTACGGAGGAATTTTACATGAATGGATTTCAACTTATTCTTCAAGATTGTTGTCAGTATTGTAAAGATTTTGAACCGAAACTGATACAAATGAATATAACAACAGTGTCTGACAAAAGCGAAAAATACTTAAACAACATTACTTGCGAAAATCTTGATAAATGTGAACGGTTAATGGAGAGGTTGAAAAATAAGCATGTGTAAATTTTGTGAAAACTGGCATGACGAAAATACAATCTGCGGAGCAGACATTAAAATTTATAAATGTGCGAATGAAACAAATTTGACAGAAGCACAGATTTTGAAAAATGTCAGAGACAATAAACCTGGTATTGTTATTTTTGCAAATGCAGCAACTATGGGATATTTTAAAATTGAGTTTTGCCCCATGTGCGGCAGAAAGCTGGTGGAGGAATGACGTGTCATGATTGTGCTTACCTTGGATTTGATAGAAACGAAGTTGTAGGGATGGCTGAAATGTGCAACCATCCGGAAAAATGGATTCCTGGTGCTGGATTTGCTGACAGTGAACATGAGTGCGAATTTTTCAAAAAGAAATCAGGAGTTTCTAAATGGGATTCATATTCCGAAGATGAAAAAGAAAAGGCCCGGGAATATTTCCAAGAATACTATGTTCAAAATCCTGTTGGCGATTTAACATGCGAACAGGCTTGGGCACAGTTCGTTGAATATTTAAAAACTACTGATTCAAATGCATGATTTGATAGGAGTATTGAAGAATGAGCATGGCAGAATTAATGGAATCAATAACAGATGAATTAACTGAACAGTTGGAATATGACGCATCTCAGCGAGAAATTAAGCAGGATAGTGAAATGTCTTTGGTTGAGTTTGCAGAGAAGATTGCACCATTTCCGTTATCTGAATTTCAAAAACAGTCAATTCGAGAATACGAGGAATGTGAGAAAAGAAACTTACCATTGTGTCACATTCCACCAAGAAACGTTGGAAGAGATTTTATATATCAATTGATTGAAGAGTGGAAACGTCAGCATTATTTGACAGATGCACGTTGCAGCAAGTGCAACCGCCTTTTAGGCAAATTTAACGGACAGGCTGAAATCAAATGCCCGAAATGTGGGAAAATTAATAGAATCGGGGTGAAATAATTTATGAATCAAGCAAAGTTGGTGAAATGGCAATATTGCAAAAAAACTTAATGATATAAATCAAGCCATTCTGCAAAATGACCAGGATTGGGAAGAATTAAAGAGCGCAGAACAAATTATCAGTATAACATTTGACACAAACCATATGTGTTATGTTGTGTTTTGGACTGCTTAGCATAGCAAATAGAATATTTTCAAGAGCACCAGTCGTAGAGTGCCTACGCAGAGAGCCAAATTTCCAAAATTTTAGGGAAGGAGGCTCTTTTATATTGGCAAGTCAGAGCCTTATATCGGCAGTAAACAGCTATGACAATTACATACAACGCAAGGGAATTGATGAACAGGTCATTGATGCGTACATAGAAGCCTGTAGAGTGGCTATAAACGGTGAAAAGGATATAACTTATGGCTTACAGATAACAAACCGTTCTAAAGGCATTATAGAGCGTTTCTGCATGGATAGGACAGGAGGTAGAATACTTGACCTTGAAAAATACAGCCAACAACATGAAGAAAAATACAGCCTTGTTGATGACTATTACAAAACGCTTCTGATTGAAGCACATTACCGATTTGAAAGCTTCATGCTATACATGGAAAAGAACAGACCGGTAGAAGAGAGATTTTATCAGCCGAGAATAAATCCATTACGGCAGGTAGCACAGCTTATTCAAGATTTGTACGATGATGTGCTTGATGAAGGAATGGTGTTTTGTCCCGGACGAATCGGTAAGACACAAATAGTAAAAATGGGTAATCTGTGGTTCGGCTCTAACAGACCGGAACGGTCTAATCTGTATTCGGCATATTCGGACAAAATTACTGGTGGTTACTATGACGGCATCATAGAAATGATTACAGACCCGACATACACATATGCTGAAATATATCCAAACATAGTTGAGAAAAAGTTAGTCACTGATGGAAAAGATTTGACAGTAGACCTTATCCGTAAAAAGACATACCCAACATTTACCATGCGAAGCATTTACGGAACATTGAATGGTGCTTGTGACTGTGACGGGCTTGGAGTTTATGATGACTTATTCAGCGGTATTGATGAAGCATTGAGTGAAGATAGGCAAAATACTGTATGGGGAAAATTCGACAACAACTTTATGCCGAGAATTAAGCCTGGAAAGGCTAAATTGTTGGGGATAGGAACACGTTGGGCGAAAAAGGACGTTCAAGGTAGACGGTTAGACCTATTACAAAATGATCCTGAATACAAAGGCATACGGCACAGAGAGGTTATTATTCCTGCACTAAATGAAAACGGAGATAGCAATTTTGATTATCCGTATCATTTGGGATATACAACTCTTGATTACAAAAGACGTATGGCATCTTTTGAGAACAATGACGATATGGCATCATGGTTTGCACAGTATCAACAGGAGCCTATTGAAAGAAAAGGTCAGATGTTCAATGTCGATATGATGAATTTCTTTAATCCGGCAGAACTTGAAGGAATAAGACCTGATAGGATATTTGCAGCTAATGACCCTGCTTATGGTGGCGGTGATTTTGTATCAATGCCTATCTGCTATGAGATTGACGGAGAACATTATATCACTGATGTTGTCTACAATGACGGTGATAAGGAAATTACCATACCGGAAGTTACTTCACGAATGGAAAGACATTTAGATAAATTTAATAATAAGACAGCAGAAGTCCATTTTGAGGAAACAAAGACAACATCAGCATACCGTACAGATTGTGAAAAGATATGGGAAAAAGACGGATATCCTATTAACACAAGTCATGATCCGGCAGACAATCAGACTGCAAAAATGGATAGAATCAAAAATCATGCTCCAGACATACGAAAACTTCATTTTGTGGACATGAAATATCAAACAAAAGAGTACAGAAAGTATTTTCAAAATATTTTGTCTGCTACTTTTGAAGGGAAAATGAAGCATGATGACGGGATAGATTCTACGGCACAACTATGTGACATGATTTACGGAAATAAAAGAATGGCAAGAGCAGAAGCAATTCAAAACCCATTCTCTTTCGGACGGAGGTATTGATTATGGTGACTAAAGAGGTTTTATCTCAATACATAGATTTACAGGAAGAAATCAAAGAAGTACAGCAGAAGATTAAAAAACTTGAATCGGATATCAGAAAAATTGAATCGGATGGGAATGTTGTTGACAGCGTATCAGGTGGATGCGGCGGCACTGAACATTTTCGTATTGAAGGATTTCCTTATCCAGAGTACAGCAGAAAACGAACGTTACTTTATTCAAGAAAAGCCACTTTACAGCTTTTAGAGGACGATTTACTGCAAAAAAATAATGAAGTCGAGGAATTTATTGCAAGCGTTCAGGACAGTCGTATAAGACGGATCATCAATTTACGATTTATTGAAAAATTATCATGGAACAAGGTTGCTGATAGAATCGGTGGTGGAAACACAGAGGATAGCGTAAGAAAAGCATTTGACCGATATATGGCAAATTAAAATAATACGGAGGTATAAAAATGGCAAAATATAGAAAGAAACCTGTTGTAATTGAAGCATTTGAATATTGCGAAGATTTTATGAAGATTGGAGCAAATTGTAGAGGTGTACCAGAATGGGGAATATCTGCTTATGATGACGGAAATATTTATTTTAATAATGAAGATGAATGTTTCATTAAAACTTTGGAAGGAGATATGAAAGCAAACATTGGTGATTATATTATCAAAGGTGTAAATGGAGAACTTTATCCATGTAAGCCTGACATATTTGAAAAAACATACGAAATCGTATAGTTCCATATAAACTTGTCCGATATGTCCGATTTTTCCGTGATACTATTAAGATGCAGAAAGATTCCAAGATATTTTTCATTTCCTCCTCAGATCATGTGAAGACTCCAGAAGTACCGCTCTTATCAGCAAGGGCGGTATTTTTGTGCGCAGAAAAGAGGTATTTATGATTTTTAACCAAAAAATTAGAGTGTACTGTCCGGGATGCGGAAGGTTGGTCGGTGAATGCAGTTCAAAATCACACATCGACAAGACATATAAGTGCCGGAATTGCAATAAAATGGTTGTTTACCATACGGAGACCGGAGAACGTGAGATCAAGAAACTTCCAAAAAGAGACCAAAGCAGCGGAATGACATTTATGTAGGTGAAAATATGAACACTATGAAATTTCAAGACCTTGTAAAGGGTTGTCACGGTAGAAAAATTGCATATACGGATGTGGAGCAGATAACCAAAGACAACATTGTAAAGGTTGTTGGTGATTGCATCGGTGTTTTTAATTACAATAAGTCGGTTATCAAGTACTTGTGGGAGTACTACAAAGGAGATCAACCGGTACTATACAGAACAAAGCTGTCAAATGAGGATATCACCAATCGAGTAGTAGAGAACCATTCTTTTGAATGGGTGCAATTCAAGGTCGCTCAGACTTACGGAGAGCCTATTCAGTTTGTCAGCAGAAAAGATGATGAAGCTGTAAATAAGGCAGTAGATGAACTGAATGATTACTTAGCAGATGCAAATAAGCATGAGAAAGACATAAAAGCTGGTGAGTGGCAGTCGGCAACCGGAACATCATTCAAAGCTATTCAGATTGTGAATGGAGATGTGCCTATCCGTGTGGTTGCACCTAATCCTCTGAACACGTTTGTCATTTACAACCGCAGTTCTGAAGAACCGATTTTGGCGGTACAGGAATTAAAAGATGAAAACGGCGAGTGGTACAAACTATGCTACACGGAATCCTATGAATGTAAGATAAAAAACAGTGTGGTTGTTCCTGATACATGGAAACTTCACGGATTTGGTGGTATTCCGATTGTAGAATTTCCGAACAACCATGAGCGGTTGTCTGATATTGAACTTGTTATAGATCTGTTGGATGCAATCAATAATACACAGTCAAACAGAATGGATGGTATAGAGCAGTTTATCCAGGCATGGTACAAATTTGTAAACTGCGAGATTGACGAAGAAGAGTTCAAAAAAATGAAGATGAACCATGCGTTGGTTGTAAAGTCCATCAATAAAGACAATAAGTCCGATGTAGACGTTATGTCGCAAGAACTTGACCAGACACAAACACAGGTTTCCAAGGATGATTTAACAGACAGCGCACTTTCAATTTTGGGAATACCGAACAAGCAAGGAAACACTGGCGGTGATACGCAGGGTGCGGTTGAGCTGAGAAACGGATGGGATTTTTCAAAATCAAGAGCAAGGCTTAAGGATCCGGTTGTTAAGACAGCAGAGAAGAGACTGGCCAAGGTTGCGCTGAATGTTATCCGCATTAAGAAAGAGGATCTGAAAATCACTCTTAGAGATTTTGATGTGCAGATTAACCACAGTCCACAAGATAATATGTATACCAAGTCGCAGACATTACTGCAACTTCTGCAGTGTGGTATTCATCCGCTTATTGCAATCAAAACGGTTGGACTTTGGGGAGATTGCGAAAAGACTTTCAACCTTTCCAAACCTTACCTTGATGCTCTGTGGAAAACTGCTGACATTATCAATATAGAAGAGCAGATGGCGAAAGCACAAGAAATTGTAAAACAAATGCAAAATAAGACAGTTGCCTAGAAATAGGTAGCTGTTTTTATTTTATAAAATTTGCAGCTATGCGGTAAATAGCAGAGACTCAGCAGGAGCGACCTGCGGTAACAAAAGCGTGAGTTTAACGGAGGTAATTTATGACACGAGAAGACGTATTAAAACTTTTTCCCGAAGCTACGGACGAACAGATTACAAATCTTTTGAATCAGAACAATTCGGAAGTTGCAAGAGAAAAAACAAAGGCAGGACAATACAAGGCTAAGGCTGATAGTGCAGATGAGTTACAGAAAAAGCTTGATGAACTTGAAGCCGGAAATCTTTCTGAAATTGAAAAAGCTAATAAAGCTTTGGAAACTGCAAATGCAAAAATCGCAGAACTTGAAAAGACACAGGCTATTGCGGATCAGAGAAGCAATGCGGCATCCAAGTTTAACATTTCTGCTGAACAGGCATCACAGGTTATCAAGGATGACGGCAGTTTTGACTACGAAGTACTCGGAAAAATTATCTCTGATAAAGAGACTGCTGCGGCACAGGCTAAAGAGCAGGAAATCGCAAACGGAACCACAAATCCGGGCGGTGGTAGTTCTGGCGGTGGTAATGGAACTGAAAGTAAAGGTGCTGAAATGGCAAAGAAATATAATCAGCGCTATGTAATCGAACAGTAAGCAAGGAGGTATAAACGTTATGGCTTACATGAAAACCACTACTTACACTTCTGGTGTAAATATTTTAGCAAGTGAAGTCGGACTTGTGTTAAAAACTTTTGAGGGAACACAAGCAATGGCAACACAGGTAGATGATAAGAAGATCATCAAGGCAGGAACTGTGGTTCCAACAAATAACGCTTCTGCGAAGGGAATTGTGTTTGAGGATGTTGATATTACAGATGACGAAAAGAAGCCTATTTCTGTAATTATTGCAGGCCGTGTTATTAAGGAAAATTTGCCTGTTGCAGTAGATACCAATGCCGAAACCGCACTTAAAGCAAGCGGCATTTACTTTGATTAAATTACGGAGGTAAGAACAGTATGCCTAGTGTATTAACAATGATTACAGATAAGGATAGACTGGACTTTTCACAGAACTATTCTATAGCAAGAAATTATGTAGGTGATCGACTTTTCCCTGATATCAAGACCGAGAACCTTGAAGCAGAGTACGAAAGACTTTCCGAGGGAATGGATCTTCCTACCGCAGCAATGGTACACGCATTTGATACCGAGGCTGCTATTGGTGTAAGACCTGGATTCGAAAAAGTAAGCGTAGAAAAGCTGCTGATCAAGGAAAAAATCAACCAGTCTGAAAGATTACGCCAGTTGCTGAATCATGGCGTAAGAGAAAGCAACCTGATTGACTATGTATATGACGATATGGGTCGGCTTTCTGATTCTGTTAAGACAAGAACTGAAATCGCAAAAATGGAGGTTATGTCTACTGGTAAGATGACTATTAACGAAAATGGTCTCAATTTTGCTATTGACTTCAAAGTAAATAAGTTCAAGGCACTGAAAGGCTGGGAAGATCCTACCCATGATATCCTTGGAGATATTGCAGACATGGTTCAGATGGCTCTTGACAAAGGATATGTTGTCAATACTGCACTGACTTCTACCAAAATGCGCTCTTATATGCTTAAGAATGAAGGAATCATGAAAGCTATTAAGGGAGTTAATTTCGTTGGAATGGCAATTACTCCGGCAGAAGTGGCAAATCTGTTACTTAGCCTGTATGGTCTGAATATGGTAATTGATGATGATATGTACGGAATTGCCAACAAGGAAAATACAACGAGAACTCCCAAGAGATTTTTACCGGATAATGTATTTACTCTTTATGTATCTACTGGAAACGGAAAGATTGGTACTGGACTTTGGGGCGTAACTCCGGAAGAAGAAAAGGCAAGTGCATTTACAAGCCTGTCCCAAAAGCAATTCATTACTATTTCCCAGTGGGCAACTCCTGATCCGGTTGCTGAGTGGACTAAGGCTAGTGGCGTGTTTATCCCTGTAATTCCTAACCCTTATGGAATCGTAATCGGTACTTTAACCGAAGGAGAAAGCGGTTTGGATACATTGGTAGTGAACAGCACTGCAAGCCAAACAACTAATGGATACACGAAAGTAAGCGTTTCCCCTGCAAAAAGCGGTGACAATTCTTACAAATACAAGGTAGCAGATGATTGTAAATTACCTTCTTATCTTGGAAATGTAAAGACGTATGCTACTTGGGACGGCATTTCTGAAATTGAAGCAATAACCGGCAAGGAAATTATGATTATCGAGTGTGATCCTAATTACAGAGCAGTAAAAGCAGGTATTACTACGGTAACTGCAAAGGATGAATAAGAGGTAACACATGGCAGAATATACGACTTTGGAGCAAGTAAAAATCCGTCTGAAACAATTTCATATTGATTCTAAAAGTGATTCTGAAAGCTCCGAGGTCGTGTTTGACCATTTGGAAGAAAATCCTCTTTTGGAACAACTTATCAGTCAAGCAGAAGCAGACATCAGAGCAAAGAGAATGTACCCGGAAAGTTACACGGAAGAGAAGATTGCTGCGGATATGAAAAAATTTCAGTCCGTTGTGGTTAATCTTGTCGTGTATGACAGATCGCAAGCCGGTGAAAACTTCATGGCAAGCTATTCAGAAAATGGTGTGTCGAGAACATGGAGAGACCGGGAAGAACTGTTTGTGGGTGTTTTCCCATTTGCAAAAGTTTTATAACCCCATCGAAATCGAGGGGTTTAGAAGATTGTGCGTGACCATGTTACGGATTCCGGTAATAAGGTTGCAGGCGGCACACTTTAAGGGTGGTGGGCGGTGTGCCAACAAATAAACAGTTAGGAGATATGAAGTGAAAGAATTTTTATTACAGACGTATACGATTGTTCTGCCTATTTTATTAGGCTACATCGTCTGGCTCCTAAAGCAGCAAAAGAAAGATAGGGATGCGAACAGCAAGGGAACAATGCTTCTTTTGCGTGTGCAACTTATTGAGTATCACGATAAGTACATGAAGTTAGGAGAAATTCCAAGCTATGCGTATGAAAACTTTGTTGAGATGTACAATGCTTATCATGCGCTTGGTGGAAATGGAATGGCAACTAAAATGTATGAAGAAATCAAAGAAATAAGATTGAAGAACGGAGGTAAGGAATGATGGATTTTTCCCAGGTAGGAACTTGTGTTGCAATCGTGGTTATCTGCTATCTTGCCGGTATTGGAGCGAAGCTGATTCCGGTTATTAAGGATAACTACATCCCGGTTGTTGTTGGCATTGTAGGTGGCATTCTCGGAGTAGTAGGAATGTATGTTATTCCGGATTTCCCGGCAAATGATGTGCTGAATGCGATTGCGGTCGGAATTGTTTCCGGTTTGGCAAGCACTGGTGTAAATCAGATTTACAAGCAGGTGAAGAAAAATGCTTGACATTAACAAGCAGGAAATGAAGTACTCACGGCAGGGAGAAAAAGTCACGATTTATGACCGGGACGAAAACGGAGCAATAAAGTACATCGAGATGGACGGAGAAAGGATTCCAGTGGTTTTGAGAGAAACTACTGGATATTCTGAACCCGTCCTTTTTTCTGCCAACATCAGTAATAAGCTGTCGGAAGTACTGGTAAAAGAATTTGGTATTGATGATTCCAGTTCGTATTGTCAGATTGTGACCGACAAGGGCTATTTGCCGATTAAGGCAGGGGATGTTATATGGAAGAAATCTGAAGTAGGTCGTGACGATGACGGACTTGTTGACAGCAAGACTGCGGACTATGTTGTCAAAGGCGTTGCAGACGAGGGACTGACAGCAGATTTGTTCTTGTTGCAGAAGAAGGTGAAGTAGTATGGCTAAACCTATCAATATCAATCTGTTTGACCAAAAGTCCATACAAGCAGCTGTAAAGGCTCTTAGAGACTATGAAAATAGTTTAGAGTATAAATGCAGGCTACTGGCTGAAACACTGGCAGAAAAGGGTGTAGAGATTGCTAGAGTGCAGATTGCTGACCTTGATGCTATTTTTACATCGGAACTTTTGCAAAGCATCCATTCGGAATATATTGGATCCGTAAAAGGTGGCGGTGTTTGGGCGGTGGTTGCAGGTACAGACCATGCGGCTTTCGTGGAGTTTGGTACTGGTGTTGTCGGAAAGCAATCACCGTACAAAGGAAATCTACCGGAAGGTGTTGACTGGCAGTATGCAAGCGGTAAAACTATCAGGCAACTTGCGGATGGAAGATATGGATGGTTTTATCCTGCGGATGACGGTAAATGGTATTTTACAGAAGGTATGCCGTCAAGACCATTTATGTACATGACTGCAATAGAACTTCGTGATATTGTATCACAGACAGCAAAGGTGGTGTTTGGTAGTGGATAATGAATATCAGTGGGTATCAGATTTCAAAGTCAAGATTGCATCATACTTAAAAATGAAGATACCACAGAGCCATCCTAAAGCTTATGTGACGGACAAAAGTAAGGATTTGTCAGACCCTACATTCCCTACGGTGTACTTTCATGCTATGCCGTTCACAGAGACAGGACAAGACCTTGAAGCACGTTCTGTTAATGGAATCACAGCATCATACCAGGTGGATGTGATAACCAACAAAAGTCAGGAAGAAGCCGAAGCTATCATGGCTACGGTTGCCGGACTTTTCAAACGTCTGCGATTTCAGATAATTTCCATGCCGGAGTTCAATAATACTTCGCAGGACACATACAGAAGCACTGCACGGTTCAGAAGAAGCGTAGATGCTGATGATATATTGTAACTATTGACAGAGCCTTAAGGCTCTATTTTTTATGCAAAATTGGAGGTAAATATGGCTACTGGTTTAAAATCAAGAATTGCCTATAAAGAGCCTAGTTCTAGTGCCGCTACTGGTGAGTACTGGGCAGGAACGTACAAATTGCTTATGAGAGCAAAAAGTATTCCTTCACCGTTCGGAAGTCAGAACATGGTGGATACTTCTACACTGGAAGATTTGGTAGAGACGCAGGAAATGGGTCGTAGAGCCGCTAACAGTATGGAAGTGCAAGGAGCATTTGAGAAAAAGTACAAGGATGAAATGGTGACGAACGAGGGAAAGAAACTTGATTTTATCATTCTGTATGGAACTGACGGAAAAGGCTCAGAGGGTATTTGTGCATTTATCGGTCAGGAAAGTTTTGCACCGGACGAAGCAACAGACGATCATCTGACTGGAACTGCTACGATTGCACAGGCTACTGTACCGAAGTGGATTGAAGATAATTACACTGTTGCAGTAACCGAAGACGAAAACGGTTATCCAACAGCAATTACACTGACAAAAAAATAGAAAGTCAGTCAGAAACAAATAACACTGCCGTGGCTGACAATTATGAAACGGTAGGCGAAACATTGATTTAGCAAAAAGAGAGCCGTCTTCGGGCGGCTCCTTTCCAACAAAATGTTGGGGAAAGGATATGTTTTTATGAAGAAGATTTTAGTTAATGATGTTGAATATACTTTAGAGTTTGGATTCGGTGCTGTGGAGTGCAAGGATTTGATTCAAAAGATGTTTCTTATGCTTTCCGGTGGCTATGTAGCTAAAAAAGCAAAAAATGTACAGAATCCCACACCAGAAGAAATTGTAGATGGTAGCGGATATATGCTTGCAGAATTTCCTCATGTATGCAAAACGGCTTTTTATGCTGGTCTTATCGAAAACCATGAAGATATTAAACCGGATGAATCCAATGCTTTAATGAAAGAATACATGAAAGCAAACGGTCTGTCTTTTGTAAAGCTGTATGGAGAACTGACAGACTGTATGGAAGAAGACGGTTTTTTCGAACTGTCGGGTCTGACGGAAATGATGACGCAGACCAAGGAAGAGATGGAGAAAGAGGACAACAAGGTAACGAAGATGCCGCAGGATCACAAGAAGAAATCGACTGGCACAAAATAATATGGGAAGAATATTTTCCATTTGCTTTTTCCATGGGAATTTCGATAGAAGAGTTCAAACATCTGAATCCTAAGAAATTAGAGTGGTGCTACAAAGGATATAAACTCAAAAAAGAGGAAGAAGATAGGAATTCATGGCAACGGTGGGGAGATTATGGAATATCTGCATTAATCTTTGCAATAGACCATTGCTTAAATGGAGACAAAGCAAGAACTACTTATGTTGAAAAGCCTATTTCAGAAAAGATAGCACATGATAATGAGCCTAAATATAAGGAATCCAACGAAGAAATTGCAATATGGGAAATGAAACAGAGAATCAAAGCATTAAGAGAACAAGGATTACCGGAAAGTCCGGATTAAGGAGAAAATATGAAACAAGCATTGTATAAAGGACCTGACATTTCCAAACATAACGGGAATGTAAACATTAAAAGAGTGAGAGATGCAGGATACAAGCGTATCGGTATCCGTGCTGGATACGGGAAAAATAATGTCGATGAGAAATATGTGAGTAATGCATTAGCCAGCTTCAATCTGGCTGTGCAAGTGATGCTATACTGGTTTTCTTATGCTTACACGGTAGCAATGGCAGTGGCAGAAGCAGAGTTTTGCATCACTCAGGCTAAAAAGTACTGGACTAAGTGCCCAATTGCGTTTGACTTTGAGTATGACTCCGTGAATTATGCCCGAAAAAAGGGAGTGAATGTCACCAAGCAGCTGGCTACGGATATGGCAATTGCATTTTTGCAAAAGGTCAAAGAAGCCGGTTATCTTCCAGTTATCTATACCAACAAAGATTACCTTAATAGATACTTTGATATGAACCGGATTGTAGCAGCACTGGGAAAGGTATACGTATGGTATGCACGTTATACATCCAGCTTGTCAACGTCAGAGATTAACCTTGCGGATATTTGGCAGTATACATCCTCCGGATTTGTCCCCGGAATCAGCGGAAAGTGCGATATCAACATTTTTTATACCGACTTTGAAATGGTATCTTCTGTTCCGGCGCAGAGGGAAGAAACCTGTAATATCAACATTCAGAACTTCCAGAAGGCGGCTAACGCAGACGGATACCGGGATGCATACGGTCGTAAACTCACAGTCGATGGTAAGGACGGAAAGAACACACAGTATGTCCGTAAGAAGATCTGCTTGCAGGCGAAGAGATACGGACTGACCTATAAGGTTGGCTCCACAGGAGCGGTAGTTAAGTGGTGGCAGACACGTTGCAATGAGATTTTGGGGCATGATCAGGACGAAGACGGCAAGTATGGAAAAACTGCGAGAAAAGAGACCATTGCAGTGCAGGACAAGTTGAACCTGACAAAAGATGGAAAAGTAGGATACAACAGTATCCAGGCAGCATTCTATAATTGATTTTTTTAGGAGCGGTAGGTGTCACAGCTTGCCGCTCTTTTCTTGGAAGTGGCAGACACTTCCTTTTTTTATTTCGGTAAAGGCGGTGCGGTATGGATATTGATTCTTTACAGATTAAAATAAAAGCGGATGCGAATAACGCAAGTAACGCACTAAATAAGTTAGCAAACAGCCTTACGAATTTTCAGAGAAGCTTGTCCATTGATACATCCAAACTGACAAGCATTTCTAATAGCATACAGAGTATCGCAAATGCCGCCAGTTCCATGAATGCGAGCGGTATTAAGAACATATCCACATTGACAAATTCCATTAACAGAATGGGGAAAATAGATACAAGCGGATTAAGCAGGATTTCTTCTGCACTGAAGACTTTTTCTGCTGACATGGCAGGAACTAAAGTAGATGGAGTAGGGGATATTGCGAGCATAGCATCTTCGATTTCAAGACTTGGAGGTGTGGCATCCGGCAGAGCAATCACGAACATTCCTTTGCTGGCAAAGAATTTGAAGCAGTTATTTACAACTCTTTCAACCGCTCCGAATGTCAGTGAGAACATTATCCGCATGACAAATGCGCTGGCAGGACTGGCATCTACTGGTGCGGCATCCGGAAGAGCGGCAAACTCTTTAGGACGTAATCTGAACACCTATACGGTAAGCGCAAGAAGAGCCACGAAAAGCACATTCAGCCTTGCTGCGGCTTTCGGCAGATTCTACGCAACATATTTCCTTGTGATCCGTGGAATTAAAAGTCTGTGGAAGTCCATAGAGGGAACTACGGACTATATCGAAGCATTCAACTACTACACGGTAGCATTCAATAAAGTCGGCAAGGAATGGGGCAAGGATTTTGAACAATTCGGTTACGACAATGCAGAAGATTATGCGCAGAGTTTCGGAAACCGTGTAAATGAACTGCTTGGCAAAATGTCCGGTCTGAAAGTAGATGTAGACGGTGGGCTGATTTCTGAAAGCGGAATGAAGAACCTGGGACTGAATTTACAGGAGATTACGCAGTACGCTTCACAACTTGCATCTATTACCAACTCTTTAGGGCAGACCGGAGAAGTTACTACGGCAATTTCAAAGTCCATGACAATGCTTGCCGGGGACATTTCATCTCTGTTTAACGTGGATTTCAGTACAGTCGCAACAAACTTACAGTCCGGTTTGATCGGTCAGTCAAGAGCACTGTATAAGTATGGTATTGATATCACAAATGCCACACTGCAGACTTATGCTTACAAATACGGCATTGAAAAGGCTGTATCTGAAATGTCACAGGCAGAGAAACAGCAGTTGCGTCTACTGGCAATCTTAGACCAGTCCAAGGTATCATGGGGAGATTTAGCGAATACAATCAATTCTCCAAGTAACATGATTCGCCAGTTTACTAACAACGTAAAAGAAGCTGGTATGGTACTGGGTCAGTTGTTTATTCCGGTATTGCAGAAAGTACTTCCTGTTATTAACGGTGTCGTAATTGCAATTAAGAGATTGCTTGTCAGTGTGGCAAATTTACTGGGAATCAAGATTGACTTTTCGTCATTCGGTCAAGGTGTATCCGGGTACAATGAAGAGTTGGAAGACACTGCAGATGCACTGGATAAAGTTGGTACAAGCGCAAAAAATGCTCAAAGCGGAATCAGAGCATTTGATAAATTGAAAGTTATTTCAATGCCAAAATCCAGTGGTTCCGGAAGTGGTGCTGGTGGAGCAGGAATTGACCTTACCAAAGAAATCATGGATGCTACTGCAGAGTACGAAAAAGTATGGCAGGAAGCATTTGACAAGATGCAGAATACAGCTCTTGGCTGGGCTGATAAGATAGAAAAACTTCTTGAGCCTGTGAAAAAGTTATTCAAAGATTTATTCAATGGTGATTTCTTTGAAGCCGGACAAGATTTATCCGGGATTGTAACTGGAATATTTAACTGGATGTCTGATGCTATTGCATCTGTAGATTGGTATCAGATTGGGCAAAACATAGGACAGTTTCTTGCTGGTATTGACTGGACTGCTGTGTTTACATCTGCCGGAAACTTCATAGAGACTGCCATAGATGCGGCTATCGATTTGTGGAAAGGAAGTTTTGATGCTGCACCGATTGAAACCACGATTATCACAGCAATAGGTCTTTTAAAGTTTACTGGTGTTGGAGATATCATATGGGGAAAAATATCGGACAAGTTATCAGCCAAAGTACTAGGATCAAGTATAGGAATAGTTCCGACAATTGCAATAGCTGCTGTTACTTGGGAGATTGGATTTAATGTAGGAAAATCTTTAGGGAAAGCATTGTTCCCAGAAGACGCAGAGTACTACGACAATTTTACGTGGTTTGGTGAAAATGGTTTTTTTGATACATTAAAAAATACTGATTTTACCACATTAAAAACTGCGTGGGATGATTTATACAAAGATATAACAGATAATGATTTGTATAGATTCTTGACAGGAACAATGTTGCTTCCAAAACATAGCACTCTTGATGATTTTGGAGATAAAATTGATTGGCTAATTGATAAAATAAAAAATACAAAAGTAGATATGTCAGATACTTTTGGTCTGTCATCTGCACTTATCAATATAGCACCACTTGTTGGAAACTGGTTTAATGAAAATGTATCTCCTTGGTTCACAAAGGAAAAGTGGCAAGGAATGGGTCAAACTATAGAGTCATCACTTTCTGAAAAATGGACTTCTTTTACAACATGGTGGAACCAAACAGGATTTTCAAGTTGGTGGAAAAAAATTTCAGAGCAGTTTGGACTAACAAAATGGAATAAATTGCTTGAAAACATTCCAACGGCGTTTAGAACAGCATTTAAAACAGCAGCTAATGTTGCAATAGCTCCTCTGAACCTTGTAATAAGTGGAATAGAAACCATGATAAACAATGCCATAGACCTTATTAATGGTTTGATGTCTGCAGCAAGGTTAATACCTAAAATTGGTGACGCAGTTCCGAATAATATACAACACATTAGTGTTGGAAGAATACCTACATTTGAAAAAGGTGGTTACGTTCCAAGCCGATATACGATGTTCATGGCAGGAGAGAACGGTATACCGGAGATTGCCGGAACAGTAGGTGGAAAAACAGCGGTTGCCGGTGGAGTTGAAATCACTGGAATCAAAGATGCTATTAATTCCACGGCACAACAGGAAATTGCACTTCTGAAACAGAATAATCAGCTACTGCAAGGAATCCTTGAAAAAGAGTTTGGAATAACAACCGATCAAATTGGAATTGCAGCAAGACAATACGGTCAAGAGCAATTTAACCAAAAACACAAGAATGTATATGTATTTTAACACAGACAGCACTCTGGATGGGTGCTGTCTATTTTTATGCAATGAGGCGGTGAGCGTATGTCAGCATATCAAGGATGGCTTTTAAAAATTGGAGATTACGTTATTGACCAGTCAAGATTTATAGCCGCTGAAAGTTATCAGCCAGCTGTAAATATGCAGGATGTAGACCCGTGGACTGATGCAAATGGATACGTACATAGAAATGCTGTGGAGCTAAAAGCATTAAGTGTTGATTTTTCCACGCCTGCAATGCTGACGGATGACGATTTGCAAGAGTTACTGTCCGGGATACGAAGCAACTTTATTGATGCAACGGAACAGGGGTGCAATATCACGGCATACATTCCATTTTTAGGTCAATATGTCACACAATATGGCTATATGGCTGATATAAAGCCTACAATCTACGGAACTTATGACGGAGAGATTAAATACAATCAGATAGAGTTTTCATTTGTCGGAGGTGTAGCGAATGAGTAACTATACCTATGCGGATTTGTTTGATAAAAGCGCATCCAAAAAGGAAATCACAATTGAAACAGAGGACAAGTCTGTAAAAATCACCAACAGCGAAATCCATTTTGAACAGTTTGAATTAAAAGAAATACTATGTGATGATGATTACCTTACATTTGGACAGTGCAATGCATCACAGTTAAAATTCAAAATTTCCAACGTGTTCACAAGCATGATTGGGAAACAGATAAATGTTTCTGCTGTGATTAATGGACATGTTGACGCACCGTTTATTTTCGGCAAATACCGTGTCATTTCCGATAAACCAACAGATGATAAGCGTTACAGGAATGTGACGGCATATGACGTTATATACGATATTGGAGAATCAGAAGTATCTTCCTGGTATAACGGATTGAAGTTTCCTCTGACTTTAAAGCAGTTCAGAGACAGTTTTTTTTCATATTTTGGTGTTGAGCAAGTAGCAGCCACATTACCTAATGACAGCATGGAAGTGGCAGAAACCATAAACCCAAGTGAACTTTCTGGCCAGACGGTCATGGAAGCAATCTGCTCAATAAATGGATGCTTTGGTCACATTAATCATGATGGAAAATTTGAATATGTTTTCCTTAAAGCAATAATATCCGGATTATATCCACAAAAAGGATTATATCCACAGAAAGGATTATACCCTAGAAAAGGTTCTGAAAAAGAAAAGGTTACTGGTGGAAAATACAAATCAGTTAAATATGAAGATTTTGTCTGCCAAAAAGTTACAAAAGTGCAGATAAGACAATCAGAAAATGATATTGGTGCAGTTTACCCGGATACAGAGATTACCGAGAACGACAACAGTTATATTTTGCAAGATAATTTCCTTGTTTATGGAATGGGTGCAGATGCCCTAGAAACGGTTGCAAGAAATCTGTATGAGGTTATTAAAGTTGTAAAATATAGACCTTATAACTGTGAAAAAATAGGAAATCCTTGTTTGAGCCTTGGAGAAGCAGTCAATGTATATACGGCTAAAGAAATCATAGAAAGCTATGTGTTGAGCAGAACATACAAAGGAATCCAACAACCGATAGACACCATATCTGCCACCGGAAAAGCACCAAAATACAGTGAACAGGTAAATGGAATTAACAAAAGTATAATTCAACTCCGCGGCAAGACTAATGAGTTGGAGCGTAATGTTGAAGAGACCCGGTCTGAGATAAAGGATGTTGAAAGTGGACTGGATACAAAAATTACACAGACAGCCGGGAAGATTGAACTTGAAGCAAAAAGGGCAATAGATGCAGAAGTAGAATTGGCGGCGGCAATCTCAGTTCAAGCAGACCAAATCAAGTTGAAAGTATCAAAAGGCGATGTCAGTTCTCAGTTAAGTGTTGAAAGTGGACAGGTAAGTATTTCTGGAAACCGTTTTGTATTGGAAGCAGATAACTGTAGCATATCAGCAGATGGAACTATAACAGCTAAAAACGCAGTAATGACTGGTAGTTTTAAGTCTATAGGGGAAGACGGAAGTTACACAGAAGTATCATCAGGTGAAATTAAATTTTATAACGAACTATTGCAAAGCACAGGATCTATAAAAGGATTGGGACAATATCTTACTATTGATGCTTCAATGGTAAGTGTAAGCGGAATTTTAGTGGTAGGAAATGGAGCAACATATGATTCACAATATGTAAAAAACATATCAACAACTTCTCAAATATTAGGCAGTAAGACAGTACTGACAAGTGCCACATTAAGTGTCACAAAAAATTATATAAATGGAACCGTATCAGATGTATCTTTGGTAACACAAACAGCCAATGTTGCTGATTATCCTGGACATAATGTTAATTTTATTACAGGAGTTTCATCACTTGGAGGTTTGCTCACTGCAACATCTGGAATTGTCACACTTATGACGTAGGAGATTTATTATGGTAAAAAAAATATTTATTCTTCAAACGATTATTGGAAAAACAATGAAAGAAGTAATGGAAGAAAGGCAAGAAATTCAGCAATATATAGCTTTTACCATTGGAATTTCCACGTTTACGGAAATAAATGCCACATTGTTTAGCACGGAAGATGGCGATGGTTTTGAAGAGTTTATGAAGCAACTTATTGACATGTCGGATACAGTGGTTGCACAGAGCGGATATGAGGTATCTGAACTGTGCAAAAATCTGTATGCATATGCAGAAGAGCAAGGAAAAGAAATCTATGTAAGGGAGAATTGATATGGCAGCAAACTTTGAGATTAAGAAATTAAAAAGCAACCTTGTGACAGTATTAAATCAAACACCGTTGCCTATCGAGGTGAAAAGGCTTGTACTGTATGAAGTGTATTCGGAGACTAAACAGTTATCAGATATGCAGATTATGAAAGAGGAAAGCGAGGTATCTGCAGATGGCGTTGAATAAGGTTTATACCAGAATTAACTGGGAAGATTATCCAAGTGAAAACACGGATTTAGATGCATACAATCTTAATCAGATGGATTCTGCTATTGATGCGTTGGACAACCGTATCATATCACAGGATGCCTTAAAAGTAGACAAGTCTGCAATAAACGGAAATATTGCTGATTGGACTATGGATGAAACAACCGGTGTTATTACTATTACAAAGTACAATGGTGAAAAAGTAATTTTTGACCTTAATATTGAAAAAATACCTGTCGAATTTTCCATGTCTGATGACGGAATCATTACCATGACTACAGAAGATGGAACACAGTTTACAGCTGATATTGGTTCTATGATTCCGGTGTTGACATTTGAAGATTCTGCAACCATAACTGTATCCGTGACTGGTACTGGAAAGAATAAGACTTATTCTTTTTCGATAAAAACAGGATCAGTAACAGATGATATGCTTCAGCCTAATTATTTAGCAGATATTAGAGTAGAATCCGCAAATGCATCTGCTTATGCGCAATCCGCAAATGCAAAATCTGTATTGGCTGAATCTTATGCCGTAGGTGGAACCGGAACAAGAGAAGGAGAAGATACCGATAATGCAAAGTATTATATGGAACAAGCAAAACAGCAAACAGGAGGAATACCAACAAAAGTTAGCGAATTAGAAAATGATGTAGGATACATTACAAAAAAAGTTTCTGATTTGACAAATTATTATGACAAAACAAGCGTTGATAAAAAAATAGATGCAATTCCTAAAACGTATTTGACAAACTATTTGACCAAAACTGGTGACGGTAGTAATTTGACTGCGGTGTTTGAAGAAGCAACAACTTTAGATGAATTAACGACAGGAGAAAAGTTATCATCTATTTTGGGAAAAATTAAACTGTCTGTAAAAAACCTTAAATCACTTATAGGCCTTATCGGAACTACCGATATTTCGACTATTGGTGACGGTACTATCACTGGGGTATTAAGTGATGTAAATAGCAAGTTAACAATTGCACTACCATCAGAATCCTCTATTCGTAGTTTAGATAATAAGATCAGAATCACAGAATATAAAGGAAGATTAGTTATTCAACTTTCAATAGATCAATCAAAAGATTGGTATGCGATGTTATCATTTGATCAAACAGGATTGTCATATATTAAAAATGATTCTGATGGCTATGTAAGCAAAAAAATAGTATAAACATCATCGTTATTCTTTTAGCTTTAAAACATACAATGTAAAATTTCCAGTGTATGGTTGATCTGTAGATGATTGAAGGATCTTGGCATACCACATGCCATAAATATTATTAAATAATGTAATCTTGACATCATTAGTATCGGATGTAACCGCAAGTATATATTTTCCTTCTATGTATGCTGAGCCATTAGAATCTGTTGTGACAGTAATTGCTTTTGTTTCGATCCCAAAATTTAACTTTAACTTGCCATTTACAGAAGCAGTCATAAAAAAATATTTGCGAAATAACAACAAAAAAGAGCATGGTGTAAAAGCCATGCTCTTAATCTATTTATCTGATTCCCCAGTCACCGTCATTGTTGACAAAACCAACCACATATCCTATCATGTCATCAATTATGTGTTCCGGAAGTATACTGTTCGGAGACATGAGCGAAACATATCTCCATTTTCTAACGCCATATTCTATTATATGGGTTTTTACGGCAATTTGTATCCCACCATTACTTGTTACAATACATCGTTCACCGTCTTGTGGTTCCCGATCCGCTGCAAGGAGAACAATTTCCCCAGGCAGATAAAACGGCATATAGTAGTCACAGGGAATTTTCAAACCGATATAAGTCTTGGATTTTATATCTTCCGGTAATTTGTCTATGCAAATAGGTTCTACAGCGTTTGTGGTGGCTATAATTCCATTCACAAGTTGCGGTTTAAGGACAGAAATATACTTGTGTGATTTTTCAAGACTGGAATAGATTTTATCTTGGTGACGGATGGAGTAGCGGATAAGGTACAGAGAGTGTTCCGGCAGACTGCGGCATATCTTGACAGATTCCAACATCTTATCTTCCATAGTACCACAGCCTACCAACTCATCTACGCTGATTCCAAAGGCTCTAGCAAGCGCAACAGCGGTCGATAGCTTTGTGTCGTTAGAATTACCGTATAGTAGTGAATTAAGCGTAGAATAAGGCAAATTAGCTTCATCTGCAAGCTTGTAAACCGTCATGTCCGGCTCATTTAGAAATTCATGGAGATTTCCACGAAAACTTAACATATAATTAGTACGGTTGACTGATAAATGTGTCGAAATTTCTTTGATTCGGTCTTTTTTCATCATGTTTTTTATCCCCCTTTAAAGTGTACCCTTTGTCAAGGACACTATGACTTTTCCTTTTCAGATTTCTATTT